CGGACGGCACCTTAGTCTCAGGGCGTATTTCCTTAGAAGGCGCACCGATCTTAACACGAGACTTGTCCACGTCAATCGTCTTGGTCTCAGGCTCGCCGTCGGCGTCGAGTTTGCGCACGCGAACCATGCCAGGAGTTTCGCTAGGCTCGACTTGCACTGGTATGTCGGTGCCGTCCGGATGCGTCATGATGCCAAGCTGAGTCGGTGAGTTGCGCTCTTGGCTCACGGCGTCGATGCGGCGCTGGACAGCTTCGACCGGAGTTGTTACTACGGGTGTCTTACCTTGTGCTTCGACGGCGCGCACGGCCTGATCCACGTTGTCCGGATGGACCATGGTCTCGGTGGTCACAGCGCCTTGAGCATCCTTGCCTTGTACTACGGCTGTCGCATCAGGAGTCTTACCATCGCCGGCCCCAGTCACGGAGCCGATTACAGCCTGCGGGTCTTCGCCCGACGCGAGCCGCTGCCGCGTGACCTCGGCGATCTTGGCGGTCTTCAAAATCAATTCGCCTTGCGGCAAGACGACCGTGCGGTTTTGAGATCTCGCCTGGTTCAGCGTGCCGTTCACGCTCAGCGCATTGGCGTCTTTCGAGCCGGCCATACCCTTGAGCGAGTCAGTAGTAACCAAGACGCCCACGCGCGGCGTGGCTTTGTCGTTCATGTCACGGACTTGGGCACGAAGATCTTTGGCGGGCTCAATGGACGGCTGGTCCGGCACCGAAGATGGTGCGGGGGCTGTGGCTGACAGGTTTTCCCCCGGCCTAGCCACCCGCATCTTTTGTACGCCCGGGCCAGCAGTTGGATCAACGGGAGTGACCGGGGCTCCTTCAGCGGTTTTGCCCTTCGAAAAAGTAGCTGTCGCATCGGTCGGTGACGGCGGCGGCGGAGGGGCCGGCGTGCCGTCAGGCGCAGTGGCGAGATCTGTGTCAGGCGCAGGCGGCTGCCCTACTTTGGTACCGTTCTGTACGTTCTGGTCAGCCTGCTTCGTGGTTGCGCCGGCTTGGCGATGAAGACCGAAACCGATGGCCGTAACGAGTGTCGACAATATTGTGCGAGGATCGGCGAGGTTGATCTTGTCAGCAGCTTCTTGATAGCCGTCCGATTTCAGGATTTCTTTCGCTAGCGTCTGGCTGGCTTCGTTGATCACCAAGTTGCCGCCGATACTGGACGCGATGCGTTTCCAGATGTTGGGCGACTTGAGCGGGATCTTCATTCCGGCGACGTTGGCAACACCGGCCACGGTCGCAAGAATCGCAGCGGTCTTCGCGTCTTGGCCTTCTTGGATCGACTGCATACCGGCGTCGGTGACAGCCTTCTCAGTCAGCGCCGGTAATGCGGCGGGGCCAGTCAGAAGCGCCGGTATCACTCCCGCCACATCGCCGGCGACTTGCGCACCCAAACCGGACTTCGAAGGGTCATCGGGTTTCCAGTAATCAATCGCCGGATTGATCACCTTGTCGATTGCTTGGAAAAACTTGTCCTGGTTTTCGGTCGTGCGCTTGCCACTGACGAACGAGTTCAATGCATCGTCGGCAATGGCCGGAGCCGCCTCCATGAGCATCGCGGCGCGGCCGAGTTCTGCGAATCCGCGAACGGCGCCGTTGCCTACTTCGCTGCCTGTCTGATCCCAGACACCCGGCTTGACGGCGGCTTGCTGCGGCGTAGGTGGAGGAGGCGGGGTAGGTTGCAGATTCCCGTGCGGGATCGAGTCGGCGTCAGCGGGCTGCGCGGGCTGAACCTCGGCTTGTGCGGGTGTCGGATCGGTGAGCGGGAGTGCTTGCTGCCTGCCGGTGCGCGGCTTCGGCGGAGGCGAAACGCCAGCGGGTTCTCGGGTGACATCGAGCGAGCCCATGCCAATGTCTTTGGCTTGCTCGTTCGCTTGCTGCCGGGCCTGCTGAAGCTGGCTCTGCGCGTCACCTACATCTACAGCCGTGCCCATCGTGTCACCCCGCCGGCGCTATTGGAAAGCATCCGGCCCTGCGGATCCGCCCTCTGCTTCGCCGGGCGTGGAGCCAGCGGATGACGGCGGCGGTTGATCGTTTCCGACAGCGCCCTCGTCCGCTACGTTCGGACGAAGATACACGTTCTCGTAGGCATTTCCCATCCAGATACGCGCGGTGCCGTTCTGAGGGTCGTAGACGAAGTCCTTCATGGTCTTCCCGGTCTGCGGATCTTTGTGGCTGGTCGGGCGCGTTTCCTGCTGTGTAATGCGGGCGCCGAGTTCGACGGCATGCGACACCGGCAGCGTCGGATTGGCCGCCGCGATCTGGCCGCCGACGACGGTGACGTTGTGCTGCTGTTCGGGGCTGAACGCAGAACCATCCGGGTTCTTGAGCCATACCGGGATGCGCGTCGGGTCGGGCTGCTGCCGCCCGGCGCCGGGTGAAAGGTTCGGCTCCATGACGGGCTTGCCGTCCGGACCCATGATCACGTTGCCGTTGGCGTCTTTCGACGGGACCATGACGGGGGCGGTCGTGGGCTGACCCTGCGACAGCGAGTTGGTCATGTCGTAAACCTGCTTCTGACGCACGGCAATCTGCGCCAGCGGGATCTTCGGCTGATCGCTGTTGGCTCGGGCTCCCGTGCTACGTTCGTCGTACCAGTTGGCTTCCGAGTCCTTGAGATGCGCGTCGGCCCGCTTGAGTCGCGAGTCTACGTCGAGCATGGCTTCCTTTGAGTTTGCGTTCTGAATCGCCGCGAGGCCCGCGAACTTGCGGCCCAAGCCGGTATCGGCTTCGCCCTGCGCCTGAAGCATGCCCTTGCGAGCCTCCATCTGAGCCTTGTAGGTGTTGCCCTGCGCTTCGGCCATCTTCTGCGGGTCGAGCGCGCCGGCACCCAGCGACTGGATATAGGGCGCATCGACTTTGACAAACGCGGGCTCGCCCTGGTGGCCGTACATGTTCGCGTACGGGTTCGAGTGGATCAGATCCCCCACGCCGAAGTTCGCGTTCGGGCCGGCTGCTGCCACGTCCTTGGCAGTGGCTTGCTTCACGTCGATGTCCTGCCCGTTCGGCAGGTAGTAGTTGATGTTCTTGAGCGCCTGGATCGTGTTCGGGATGTCGCCGTTATCGAACGCGCGGGCCGCCGTGGCAGCCTGCTTCAAGACCTGCCCTTGGAAGTGCGCCGTCTGCATGGCGGTCAAACTCTCGTAGACCTTGGCCGGATCTTCGCCGGCCCGCGCGGCGGCCATCACGGCTTTGGTTTTGAGGTCGTTCAGCTTCGACCAATACTCGGGCGTCAGCGAATGCGGCTTGCCGGAATCAGCGGGCGACTTGTCAGCGATGCCCGCCTTCACGTTCGGGTTCTGATCGACTGACTGGGCTTCCTGGGCCGAGACCTGCTGCTGTACCTGCGGGCTCACGCCGGGCAACGGCTGCGGGCCTTTCGGAACGGGCGCTGCGCCAGCGGCGGGCGGCGAACCAGGCTGGGTACCCGGAGGCGGTGCGTTGGCCGGAAGCGCTTGGCCGCCTGGGGGCGCGGTGGGCGGCGGAGCAACGCCGGAAGGCGTCGGAGCAGCGCCGGAGGAGGGCGTTGCGGGCAGTGCGGGCGTCGGGACGGCGCCGGCCGGGGGCGGAGCGCCCGGGGTTGGGATTGCTTGGTCCGCGTTTGGCTTGTGCTGATCGTTGAGAGTGCCGTTCCATAGGTGCTGGAAGAACCCTTCCACGTGGTTCTTAGCGTCGTCCAGGGCGCCGTGGATGCCGCCCGGGGCGGGCTGGTCGGGCTGGGCGGGCGCGTTGGCTTGGTCCACGTCGGCAGAGGTTGCCTGCTGGGCGTAGTCTGCGGCGGCCGTACGGGCTTGGTGTTCGTGCCAAGCCTGTGCGATGTTGTGGCCGATATTCTGGCCGGCTTGCATGCCCTCTACAAAAGCCGCGCCCCGGCCAGACATGGGCACGCCGCTGATACCTTGCTGTTCGTGGAAACCATCTGGCACCACGCCACCGGCGTCCATCGTCAAAATCTGCCCTTCGGTGCCGGCGGGCGTCACACCCTGCCCCATGGACATGTTTGAGCCGATCGGCAGCGCCGGGCCGCGCTCGAAGGCGGGCTTGATCACTGTGCCGCCAAAGTTCTGACGCACCAGGCCGCCGTTCTGATATCCGTTGACCTGCTTGTCGACCTGCGATTGCGCGCCGTCGGTGCTGGAACGCGATGCGGCAGCAGCCTTGGCACCAGCACCGGACCCAAACAGATGCTCGCCGACTTCGCTCACGGCCTGCTTGGCAAGATCCCAGCCGGTCAACTTGTGGATCGGGTTGCCGTTGTGGTCAGTCACCTCGCCGCCGTCTTCGTAGCCGACCGGGCCGCCACGCTGGTACTGCATGGGCTGCGCACCGGGGGCGCCCATCATCTGATTCTGCGTCGGGATGCCCTGCATCGGCGGGCCTGCGTTCGTTCCACCGACGGGGGCTGGAGCGCCGCCACCGGCAAGACTGCTGAGCAGTCCCCAAACCGGGTGGTTCGCATCGGCCATGGGCTGCGCGCCTGCGCCGCCGCCCGCGTCGTTGGCGTTCATGGCGTCGGACGCCTTGTCGGCCTGATAGTCCTGGTAGGAGTTCACGGCCTTGCCTACGCCCTGCGCTACGCCCGGGGCCGCACCACCGATGAATGCCGCAATTCCTGATCCGCTCATGTCATGCTCATATGGGGTGCGTAGTTGACCGGGATCGCCCGGCGCTTGTTGGCGTTCTGCCGCGTGGTGTCGACCAACTTGTGCAGCTTCTCGGCGCCCAGGTGGTCGACCACGTCTTTCGGGATCACGAACTCACCCGGCGTTAAGATCGCGGGCTTACGGTCCGTGGTGCCGGGGATCGCGCCGACCGGCAGCGCACCCCGCGCCGTGACCGGACCACCCGCGAACATGGGCTCGAACGGGAACGCTGCGGGCTGGCGGGGCCGCACCGCGCCGTGCACCACCGGAAGCCCCGAGTGGGCCAGCGGGATCCGTCCACCTTTCGCAAGCGGCGCTCCACCGACGACACCGCCTTTTTCCATGAACATCGTGGCCGCGCCAGCGATGGACCCAATGGCCGACATGGTCGAGTTCGACTGCGCCTGCTGCGCGGCCTGGACCGCCATCTGGTCCTGGAACTGGCCCTGCTGCGCGTTCACGGCGCTGTTATTGGCGCTGATGTCGGTGCCAAGATACTGGTTCGCCGCGCCCAGATTGCTGATGCCCGACGAGTTGGTCTGGTTCAGCGTGCTTTGGCCGGACTCGGCGGTATTGGCCGCCGTGGCCGCGCCCTGCGTGCCCTGCGCGCCGACCTGGAGACCAAGCTGGTTGGCCTGGTTGACCAACTGCATACTGGTGTTCTGGGTGTTCAGCGCCGACTGCGTGCCGGCCGCCGCCGTCTGGCCCGCTGCCTGGACAGACGCCTGGCGATCCAGCGCTGCGCCGTGCACGGATGCCGGGTCCACGCCCTCGGATGCCAGCGCCTGCGCAGAGTTTGCGCGGGCTGCTTGGTTGGCGGCGTTCGAGTTGGCGACGGCCATGCCCTGGAGTTTTTGGACGTTTTCCTGAGAGCCGTAGTTCTGTGCCTGCTGCGCCTGCTGCGCCTGGAGCGGTACGAACGTGTTGCCGTACGTGCTGATGTTCTGACTGGCCTGTGAGCCGATCTGTCCTGCCATGGAGTTGGCAGTATTGGTCACGTTGGTCAGGTTGGCCTGCGCGTTCTTGTTGTATGCGTTGGCGGTGTTCATCACCTGGGACGCGTCAGAAGTCGCAGTCGCGGCAGTCTGGTTGGCGTTCGCGGTGTTGGCGCTCAGATCTGGTGCATTGGGAATACTTGCGCCGCCGGACATGTCTACCTCTGCCCCAGCTTCAGCCAGCGGCAATCATTCCTGTACATGACGCCAAAGCGTAGATGCCCCGGCACTTCCCCGAACAATTTGAACCCGAGACGGTCCGCCATGTTCAAAGACTTGAAGTTCTGCACTTGGATTATGGCAAGAAGATACTGATAATTCCACTGCTGGAACGGGGTATGGAAAGCCCGCAGGAGTAATTCACGGTTGATCCCCGAGGGTTTGTCGACGCAAAGGTGCAGTTGGCACCCTCCCGGCTGGAAGCTGTCGTACCCGAAAGCGGCCACGATCTCGCCCCGGACCTCGCGGGCGATCCCGTGAAAATCCCGCATGATCGGCAGCCCCGAACGCTCGTGCATCCAGGTCTGAATGCGCTTGCCTTCGTTGATCAACCGGTCTACTTGCATATACCCTGCTGCTTGCAGTTGGCGTAATAAGCCCGCCAGTAGGCTATCTCGGCGTCTGCGCGGGCGAGGAGGGCTTCGGTATCGGGAGCGATATCCACCCCTTGAGTTCCGCTTCCGTCAGCCACTGCTGCGAGTACGGGGGCCGGTCCGCCAGTGCCTCCGGACTTGGCGCCACCATTTGCGGGCAATGGATGTCCGGCCGGTCGGGCTGGTGGTGGGCACACCCGGACAACGATAGGGCCAGCAACGACAGGAGCGGTAAGAGCCGAGTGTAGAGTTGCCCCAGAAAGCTGGTTGAGTTGGTTCGCACGGTCTTCGACCTCTTGCTTGTGAATCTCTTGGGCCGCCGCGAGCTTCGCCTCGGCCATCTGTTCCTTGTGGACGCCGATCTGTTCCAGGTGATGCACAGTGTATACGCCGCCGCACAAAAGCAGAAACGCAAGCCCGGCCCAAATGTAGACCTCGTATGGTGCCAGGAGTGTCTTGATCATTGCAGCGCCACCCGTTCTGTCTTGTAGGCGCGGGCAACCCAGTCGTTCCCGTACCGCTCGTATCCAGCCATTTGCTCGTAAGCATATATCCGGTACCGAGTGAACGCTGGCACGAAGATGTTGACAGGAGTGGTCATCAACGCGTGGTGCGTCACCGGTCCCTGGATGCCATCAACGACGCCAAGTCCGAGTGCCCGCTGAGCCACCCGGATTGATTCTTCGATTCCACTGTTGTACCCAAAGTCGAACAGGCAGAGCGCAGTGCCGTATGGGAGAACGTCCCCCGCGAGCTTGTCCCAGTATTCACGCTTGGCGAGGGACTGAGCGTCCGCAAGCGAGAGCCCCGCGATGTCGAGAAGTGGGTAAGCAGCCGCTGATACGCCATACTTGGTTCCTTTGAAGATGCCGACGCCCACTTGACCGCTGGTCCAGTTGCCTGGATCTTGCCGGTCGGTCGAGAGCGTCCCTTCTTCACCGACCACGTATTTGAACGCGTCGGCGAAATTCATTTTGGTTTGCCCCAGTGCTTGAGCAGATGAACAGCCGTCAAGATACCCACGGTGCAAGCGGTCGCCGCAGCGAACCATTGGACTACCACGAGGGTTGTGCCAAAGAAAGAATAAGCGCCGGATGCAATGGTCACTGCGGTACCTACTACTGCGTTGGCGTTGGAGTGGTGGTCGTTCATCATTGTTACACCGTCTGTAGTTCCTTGCCAGTCTCGGCCATTGCGAAGCTGTAAACGGGAACGTTCCCGATCAATTGCACGCGCCAGCCGTCTGCTTTGATTCCCGCCGGTAGTCGGTAGGTCCGTTCGTCCGTCGCTGTCCATACATACACCGGACTCCAAACTTGGGTGGTCGGCGTCCTAGCATATATCGTCACTTGCACTGCGCCAACCACGTTTTCCAGGCCGCCAAGCGGAAATAACGGCGATCCCGCAATCGGGCTCTTGATTTGCGGCAGGATGGCCCCGGCGCCCGTTATTGCGCCGCTCACACCGGGGAAAGCCGGTAGCTTGCGAACGCCATTGATCGGCGCAAGATTGATGCAGTTCAGCGGTTTTGCAATGCGCTGCGTGTTGAACGACGTGTAGTCGCCCAACAGCGACGCAGGTATTTGATATCCGCCACCGTCGAACTTGATCTTCATCGCGCCGAAATTCACGGGCTTCGGGAGATCGAAATCCTTGCTTATGAAGGTGTACTCGTACGGCGTGGACTCCGGCGGATCCCACAGACGCACTTGTCCTGATTGCACGAGATACACGTCACCGGAATACTCGTCGATCTGGATCGCAGTAACGTTAGAGAAACGATCCAGCGTAGTGAGAGGCGCGAGTGATTCCGCTGGGCTAAAAATAAACCCCGACGCGGTCGTGTCGAATGCGATGTACTGCAAGCCGTACGGCACTGCTTGCACAGTCGTGGGTGAAAAATAATCCTGCCATTCTTCTCGTGTGAACAGCGGCTGAGTCGCAAGCTGAGTCGCCCCAGCAGTTGCGACAATGATGCCTTGAGGGCTCGCATAGTAGACCCCGCTCAATGTGGTTGCGATGCTGCGACGAGACACGCAGGGATCAATCGAGTCGATCTTCTGCAATGTCACGGCCTGCGGCGACATACCTTCCGCGTAGTACGGGTTCGACGTGGTCGTCACGATGATGATGTTGTTGTAGATCGCGACGCCTGTGATCTCGGTCTTGCAGGTCTGGATGTTCTCCACGGGCCATGCGTGCGGATGGTACGGGTCGCTCATGTAGAGGTCGCGGCCAGAAAACCCGATCAAGAACCCGCCGGGGTGTGATACCAAACCCGTGAGCGTCGCCGGCGGTACGTCCCACGTGAGCGACGCACACACGAAGTTCAGCGCGACGATGTCGTCCAGGTTGTTGTCTGTGTACGAAGTCGTGCCAAGAGAGATCTGCGCCACGAAGAAATACTGCGGCGACGTGCTGGTTGAGTCAGCCACCGTGCGGTAGATATTGATCTTGGTCACGTTGTAGTTCGCGGGCGTGCCGGGCGGCGCCGTGTCGAACCCGTTCAGGGTCCACGTGCCGGCCGTGCCTGTCGCGACGGTCGCGGGGCTGGGGGCAGATTCTTCGCCGTAAGCACTCACGAATGTATAGATATACGATCTGGACAAGTCCGTACCGGTAGGCGGAGTCACCGTCAGCGCGCCGACGGGAGCCGGGACGCCGAGCAGGAACGACGGGCTGGATGCTTGAATCCTGGCGCGTGTGTTGTACTGCGGCGCTCCGCCGAGCCGCGTCGAATCGCTGGTCCAGTAGTACCGCTCGAACGAGTCTTCGAGAACGGGCGTTCGCACGAAGTCCACGTTGGGGTCCGTGAAGCCCACCCAGAAGTCTGAGCTACCCAGAGGCAGCGGCGCACCGACCGTCGCGGGCAAACGCCACGCGCGGGAGATCGCCGCGTTCGCGAAGTCGTGAAGCAGTTGCGTCTCACGCAGGCCCCGCAGTTCTCCGGATAGCAACTTGCAGTTCGCCGCCGTCGCGGCTCCGTTGTACGGCAGCAATCGTGCGGACATGCGTGGCGCGATGCCGGCGAAGTTGTCGATCTTGATTGCGGTCATGTCATACGCCCCATTTAGCGTGTAAGTAGGCTTCCACGCTTTGAATATCTGTCAAGTCCCATAAGCCGAGTCGAGTAAAAGTGTGTTCATGCTGCCCGCCTGAAATAATCGCAAAATCCGCCCGCGTCCCCCGTCGTGCCGGTACTTGCCGGCGCTCCGATGCCAACGTGAGTAATGGCGCCAAGATAGCCCGCGACGTTTTCGGTGTTATATTCGGTGTACCAAAGACCGGTATAGGAGAAACCCGTGTATAGGTTCGTGCCGTCGTATCGAAACCGTAAGTAAATCCATTGGTTCGCGTAGACGGCCGTCGAGCCTAAATTGGTGTTATAGGCGTATTGCCCGTTAGCCGGGTTGATCGTTTCACGCTGCGTGTAGAGGGTGTTAGGCGAATAGACAAACGCGGAAAGGGCATTGTTATTGGCCGAATTATATGCCGTCAGAACCACGCCGTAATTATTGCCCGTGACGGCCGGAAATACCTTGACGACGTACGCCCACGATGAACCCGACGCGACGGGCTGCATGGCAAAAAATCCGGGGGCACCCGCAGACGCAACAATCGAAACGCTGCCGGCCGCTTGCGGGGACGCGCAATTGACGCTAATGATTGTCCACGGCGTCGCGCCGGAATATCGCGCGCCCGTCGTGTCTAGTGAAGTGCCGTATTCAAATTCATCATTCGGTCCAAGCCCGACACCGGTAGGCACGGCAGCGTGCGTGTCGGCCGTGACGTTGAACGGTTCCGACGAGCCGCCCCCGCCCGAACCGTTCGCGGCGGCCGTCAAGCGCCCTTCCGCGTCTACCGTGATATTCGCCGACGTGTAGCTGCCGGCCGCCACGCCGGTAGCCGGCAGGTTCACGTTAATCGTGCCGCTCGTGGTCACGGGGTTCGTGCCGCCGAGCGTCAGCGTAGTCGACGCAAGCCCGACGCTTGTGACGGACCCGCCGCCGCCCCCGCCGCCGGATACTTTGCTGCCAGGCGAGATCGTGCCACCGATGTACTTGACGAGGCCGGCGCTGATCAACTCGCCGAGGGTGACATAACTGTCATTGGGAGCCCCACGAATCCGCTGCGCCGTCTCCGTGGCTTCCTTCAACTGTGTGAGGACAACCTGATGGTTGGCGATGTCTGGGGTCGGGGCTCGAATAGCAGTAACGCCCACGTGCCTACCCTCAGAGCTTCATGATAAAGAACACCGCCGTGTACGGCGGCGACTCGATGGTGTGAGTGTGCGTCGACATCGCATTGCAGATCGGCGCGAGCGGCACCGTGCCTGCGCCTGTGTTCGGCGAACCGGCGAACGTGTTGCGCGTACCAGTGATGCCGGACGACGCGGGCGAATTCGACGGGCCAGCGAAACCCGGCACGCCAATGTACTGCGACGCCGCCGACGAGAAGTAGTCAATTGGGTGCAAGTGGGACGGCAAGTTGCCGGCCACCAGGGAGAACGGCGTGATCGTCGGAGTGCCGGCACTGGCCGGGTCCGTGACCGCCGCGTAGCTGCCCGTGGCTGCGAGCGCGCCGCCGCCACCGACTATAAACTGGTCGCGCAGGTCGGGCGTGCCGGACGTGCCGTTGCACAACGCCCAGCCTGATGGGATCGCCGACGAGAGACCGTGCCACAACACGATCATGTTGGTTACTACCAAGGCTGAGCCGGCAGGCATATTCGCGCCCACGTTGGCCGTGGTGAGAACCACCGACCCGCCAATGGTCGGGTTGCCGCCGCCTGTCGGGACCAGGAACTGGTTGTCCGTCTCGCCAGGCGAGCCGCGCACCGGCGTGCCAGCGATCTCGCCGCCCTGGATCGACCCGCCCGACCCGAGAGTCAGCACGCCGCTGAGAATCGTGGTGCCGCTGAGAGTGTCGCCACCGGTCTTCTGCAAGAAACTCGCCAGGACTGCCTCAGTGACGCGCATCTCTACGCAGGAGCCCGACGCAAAGGCCAGCGCCGTCGTGCCTTCTTGGGCACGCACAACCGTCAGAGAGTCCCCCGTGCGGCCGGTGGCATACACGACTTCTATGTCGCCGCTGACATCTTCGAGCGTGATGGCTGCTTGGTCGCCCGCCGTGATGGTCGGGAACAGCGCGCCGGTCGAAGCTGTCACTGTGATCGTGGTGTCGCCGGTTCCTATGGCGGAAGCCAGCAACGAAGAAGCGTTGTTTGAAAATACAAAAGTGTTGGACATTACAGCTTCTCCGCAAGATTGTAGGCAACCACGGTCTCAAGAACTTGTCCGAGCGACGTGGTAGTAAGAAACTGAACTTCGTATTGGCCTTGGTCGACGCCGCCCGACACGAAGTAAGCGAACCCGGTAACTACGCCGCTGACCGCCGGAAGTAGGGCCACATTTGTGACCACAAGCGCTGGGGTTGCCGTGCCAGAGATCCGGGTAATCGCCACAGCGACCGTCGTGATGCTCTCGCCGGTAGCCAGATCTAGCGTGAAATCGACCAAGTAACGCTTTGTTTCGACGGGCGATTGTTTGAATCTTGCGGCAATCGTACTCATGCTTTCACCGTCACGTTCTCTTTCGGGATGTAAATCCGAGGTTCAATGCCGGTCGCGTTGATCAGCACAGTCGGAGGATATGCGGCGGCTGGTGCGAATTTACCATAAATGCTCATGGTGGACACCCCGGAGACAATCAGATTGACCGGCGTCAAAGGCGAGACATTGGCTCCGCCGATGGGCGCTTGTGCCAAGATGGTGCCTGGTATGCTTGGGTCCGTCACATAATGAACAGTCCCGACACTCAGGGCGTTGGCGGTAATAGCTGATTCGCCGGCGCTCAGCGAATCCCCGATTACGTTGGGCACTGTTGCGAATCCGGCAAATCCCATGATAGCGAACGCGTTGGGGGTATTCGACATCGAGTCGTAAGTCGTTACGTTCGTCAATGTAGTACCAGGGGTGTACAGCCACGACCCAAGAACGACTTCCGTGCCGCCTTGAAACCCGCCCCGAGTGATGATGTTCGCATAGGCTTGCGGGCTTGGGTCGCCGATTGCCGGCGTGTAGTTTTCCTGCGCCTGAAAAGCTACGAGGGCGCTGTTGGGATATGCCAAGCTGTATGTGAGCGAGGTCCCGCCGGCTGTCGAAGCCGGCAGCCCGGCGCCGGGGTCCAAACTACCGCTTGCATTGACCAAACCAAAACACATAGCCTCCGCGCTGTCTGGGAAGTCGCCGGAAAAAACAACCCCGGCGTTATAAGCCGCGTTCCCGAATGGAGCGCCCGTAACGACTGCGGTCCATATCTGGACGTTTACTCCGGAATTGCTGAAGCTAAATCGCTCTTGCCACACTAAACCAGAGGCGCTGCCGGTACCCGTTATCCCTGATACCGAACCGCCCCAACTGACGCATTGCATAACAAGGAGAGTTGCGTCTATGGCAGCGATAGGCATAGACGCGCCGCCGCCCATGTCTCTATAGGCCGGCATGTTATTATAAGAACTGAACGGCGGGTTCATGTTATATGAGCCGCACAGTTCGAGCGTAATCGTGGTCACGCTTGAAAATACCCGCCGGAGCTTGAGTCATAGCCGACAGCGTAATTGAACCCCTGTGGCTGGAATGGAAAGCCGACTCCGTCCGAACTGTAGTAGACCAGTGGCGATGTGGCTGGATTGCCGGTCGATACATAAATCAACAGCCCCACGACAATCGACGAGGATATCAACGCATTGAATTGCGGGATCGCTCCATAGCAGTATCCTTTGGATTGCCCAAGCCCCGTCATCGCCACGTCTTCGATGACCGCGCTCGAAGGCACCGCAGAGAAATACTGGTCCGTGACAAGCGGCGTATAAGCCGATGTGACCAGCACAGCATGGGCCGCACATGCCGGCCAGTTGAGCGCACCCGTAGCGAACAAAGACCGCGCGTTGTTGTAGACGAACGTCGTCATCCCACGGCCTTCGGCAGAACTTGCGAACTGGACATGCCCGCAAAAGGCGGGAAACGGAACCCCGTATCGGCCGAACCATACCCACGGTTGGCGATGTCCCTGTAGATCAGGATTTCGCGTCGGTACTTCTTCTCGAACTCCATGCCGAGTTGCTTGTCGCTCCAGGGGCGCTTCGACATCATGTAGAGCCGCGCCAGGCAGCCCCAGATCAGCGCATCTACGTGCTGCGTGTAGCTCTGGTCCGGCAGCTTTGCGGCCAGCGTGGTGGGCACCAGCGACGCGTAGACGTACAGGATGTTGCCGTAGGTCTGGTCGGGAACCGGATACAGTAGCAACTGGTCGGGCTTCTGCATGTAGTACCGCGAGGGCGTCGCGGGCGTTCCGCCGATAAATTGCCGCACGGTGGGCGCCAACTGGAGCGGATCGTTTGCGTTGTTGAACGGGAACAGGTACGCGCCCAGCACGAACTGAATCGCCTTGTTCTGGTCGACGGGGTTCAGGTCCACTTCCGCAACCCCGCCGTTGACCGGATACGGCCCAACGTTCTCGCGCCACGCCGTCGAGCGCGTGTAGAAGTCATTCAAGACCCGCACCAGTGTGCTTGAGATCAGCGTGTCGGGGGCGCCCGGCACTTGCTGAGCGACGTACTGCTGAACGTAGGTGATGGTCTGGCCGCCGAGTGCCGCCGAGCTTGCGCCGCCATCGAGTGTGACTACTGGCATGGCTTACATCCCCACGAGTTGCTGTTTGAACGCAGCCATCAACTGCTGCGAGCGCGAGTTCTCGGTGTATTCGTCATCCGAAAGCTCGATGCGGCCGGCCATGTAGGCTATGACCGGGTTGAAAAATTGCCGGTCATCTACCGGAAAAGGTGTGGCAGGAGTCGGCGGGGTAGGATTCGCAACGCCGTCAGGGGCCTGCAAGTCTGCCGTGGTGTAGGTCAGGACCGTCACCGTCGACAGGATCCCCTGCGTGAGATTGCCTATGAAGGCGTCAGGCCGAAGCTGATACAGCGCGCGGAGCGCCGAGTTCAGATACGCCAAGTACACGCTGTCGGGGTTGCGCGTGGGCTGCACTTGGCCGTTGAACAACGTATTGTCGTTCACCATCAAGCGGGCTTCCGCGATTGCGTTGTCGATTGTCTTGCCGGTCGTGCTGCTCATGTCTCTCCCCTAAGTAAAAAGGGGGCTGCCAGTTTCCCGGCAGCCCCCTTGATCGTCATCTACCCGAGGGCGATTACAGGCCGGAGTTCACGACGATGGCGCAGCCGACGAGCGTCGGGTTGACCACCTGGAAGCCCCAAACCTGAAGACCGCGCATCAAAGTACCAAAAGTGCTTTCCGACCGAAGCGTTTCCACCTTGGTCATTTGAGATGCGAAAGTGAGGCCGAGGCTATGACCAAAGTACACTGCGTATTCCGGCGAACCGCTGGCGACGCCGAGGCCCGTGCCGGGCTGCGAGCCTGCGAGTTCCGGATACACGGTGCCCGTAGCCGCCGCATTGCCCGCGTTGCCGACCGGCAACAGGTTCGACACGTAGATCATGTAGCGGTCGATCATGCCGAGGCGGCCGTTGCGCGCGATGGACACCGCGTCACCGGTCAAGTACGCCTGCTGGAAGGCTGAACGCTTGATCATCGCAGCGGCCCAAGGCGGCAGAACGATCCAGCGGCCCGTCTCCGGAACGCGCTGTTCATCCAACACGAGGCCCGTGTCGATGATGAAGTCCAGGATCTTGCGAGCGTACGCCACGCTGGCGCCGGTATTGCCCGAGGCACCCGAGACCGAGCCGATGTAGAGCGGAACGCCGGGCGTCGCCGCAGCCGTCAACGTGTTCACGCTGTAGCCGAGGTTGATCGAACCCGAGATGCGGCCGGCGGCCGTTCCCATGTTCTTCGGATCGACGAGGACGCCGATGCTGGAGATCGCGAGGACCGCCGTGTCGACGTACACCTTCATCTGCTCCGAGGCATTGTCGGCCCAGTTGCTGAGAAGATCCACGTCCGCCTGAATCTCCATCACGTCGTCGAGGACGGTGTTGAAGTAGGCGCCCTGGTTGATCTGCAACTGAACGAGCGGCGAACTCGGACGCTGGACGTTCAGAGCCTGGTTGGCGCTGTACGCATTGATCGTGATCGTCGGATGCGTGCGGATGTTGATCGTGTCGCCGAAATTGCGGATCTCACCTTCGTAGTCGGTGGAGGCAATCGCGCCCAGCACGGTCGCATCGTAGAACTTCTCGACGAACTTGCCCGACCAGATCGTCGGGATAAACACACCCGTGTACGCAGGACTCGGGTTGCTGCCCAAATAGGGCGAGCCTGAAATTGGAAAACCGGCCATGATAAAACTCCCGGAGACGCACTCCGATTAAAAATTTAGCTGTTTGCGTGATGCTCCCGTCGGTCAGGACGGATGCGACCTTCCGCTGTTGCGGCAGCAATCTCGGCCGAGAACGCAGCGTACTGCTCAGGGCTGACTTGCTTCCGTCTGACTCGTGAGTAGAAGTCCCTTATCTCGCTTTCGGACAAGAGCCTTTTACCTTGCGCGCCTCCAGGAGCTTCCGCCGCTCCTCCCCGGGGTGTGCCTGGGGCGATCAGTGTCTCGCGGTTCACCATCGGACCGGAGGCTGATCTGCGGACAGAGTCTTCCTGTACAAACTTCTCGAAGATTCCCACGACCCGAGCCGAATCGAGGTTTTCGAAAGCCGTCATCAGCGATTGCCGACGACTTGCTCCAGAGAATAAGTCAAGTTGATCCAACCACGCAAGGAAATCTTCATGCTCGTTGATCTGGCGCCACTGAGGCACCCGCTGATCGAGCGTCGCGAACAGCGATTCGCGGCCGGATTGCATCTGCGCTTTGGCTACGGTGCCCGCAGCTTCCTTGGTTTTCGCCAGTTCCCGCTCCAATTTGGCTGCGGTCGGCTTGATCATGTTCTGCGCAAGCTTCGCCATGATGTGAAGACTCTCGCCGTAGTCCTCCATTTCCTTGTCGGTGATGCCCAGCGACCGCAGGTAATCCTCCGGCGACTGCTGCGGCGTCGGGGCGGGCGCGACGGACGACTGCCGCTGCTCCACGAGCTTGCCCATGGTTTGCTGTTGTGCTGCCAGGACTTCTCGGAGAGTCGAAATCTCCGAGTTGTACTTGCCCTGAAGCGACCGGTACCGAACTTCCCACGGGTCAACTTCCGCTGCGGCGGCCGGCGGGGGCGGCGGGCTCTGCGGCGGGTCTTGCACGCCGGGCTGCTGGGCCGGGGCGGGCGTCGCGGGCTGCCATCGCTGGGTCTGGCCGGTCGGATCCGTGCCGGGGCGCTCTTGGCCGGGCATGGTCTGATACTCGGTGCCGGCCGGAATCTCGCCGGGCTTCGCGTTCAGTTCGCCGATCAGCTTGTTGGCGTCGGCGATCTGCTTGCGGACGGCGGGCGGCAGGTTGTTCTGGGGCGGCAGCGGCTTCGGGGTTGGTTCCGTCATGGTGAATTGTCCTGTGGGGAGTTGTTGTGGATGGTTTTCAGAAGGTTCAGATACGCACGGCACTCGCCGCGCAGCATCTCGTCCGGGTGGTCAGAGTTCAGCAACGACTCGACTGCGCGGTTGTAGGTCGTTTCCAACGTACCTACATAATGTCTCCAGTGGCCGTTGTCTTGGAGGCGAAGCAGATGCTCCGCCAGTTCTTTGCGGTTCAGCGTGGTCATAGGCGGAAGGCTGGTTTCCCCAAGGCTGCCGACACGAGGTCCACATCTTCCGCGTCACGGCCCACTTTCGTGTAGTCGCGCGTGTAGATGCGGCTGGTCGGCGCCTTGTTGATGTCGGCGACATCGCCGCGCGTGAAGCGGAGCGGCGCGCACTTGATGCACTTGCACCCTGGCGAGCATTTCAGCTTCGTGCGGCCATCTTCGCCCTTGGAAAATTCACCCATGTTACTTCTCGTACGACTTCTTGAGCGGGTACGGGGGCGTGGTCACGACCGGATTCTCGGAGACCGCCGTCGGCTTGCGGCTGTGCGGGTTGAACCCCTTCTCCGCGTGCTGGCCCATGCTCTTGCCAACGCCGTACTCGGACGGGTGCATGTCGGGGACCAGGGAGTTGTCGCCGGACGTATAAACCGGTCCGGTCGCATTAGACATGACGGTCTTGGTCGACTTGGTCTTGCCATGTTCCTTGCCCTTGTTCGGAAACTTGGCGGGGCTGTTCGTGTCGAGGGTCGGACCCGGGACGTACGTCACCGGCTTCTTGGGATGAATCTTGCCGCTCATATCTCGTACTCACCAGGGTGTGGATTGAACATATCGTTGATATTACCCATGCGATTCTAGGTACGCAAGGGCGTTTCGGACGCCTGCGGCATTGTCACCAAGCTTTCCTATCCCGGTGTTGCAATTCGAACATAGCCACCCCCGAAACCTGCCGGTGGCGTGATCGTGGTCAAGATGCAATCTTGCCCCTCGACCGTTCGGAGGCCCTCCGCAGCACTCACACGTTGCAGGACACTCGCGAGTTGGGACGGGGTATCCAAGCCAGTCGCGCATATACGCCTGCAACCTTTCCTTGTTGCGGATTCCCCAAGCGCGCCTGTAAGCCTTTGCTTCTTCGTAGCATTTTCGAGGCATCAACCATGCCCCACGTTGCTCGATACGGTATTAAGCGGCGTCACTTGAGGCGCGGGAGTTAACCCCTGCACTCCACCAGCGCCCGGCGCGGCGGCACTGTTTGGATGCGGCGTGTTGTCGCCCGTAGGGTTCGGTCCGCCGCCGGCGCCGGGCGGCAGTCCCGCAAGCGGGTTCAGTGCTGCATTTGGTATCTGGCCCGCCAGGTTCACGTTCACGTGCGGGGGCGGAGGCGCGGGGGGCGCGGGCGGAGGCGGCGGCGTGTAGATGCCGGGCGGAGGCGCACCGGGCATGTCGCCGGGTTGCTTGATCTTGATCTCCATGCCGGTGTTGTCCGCAACCTTTTGAAGTATTCGCGCAAGCATGTCCGGCCCAATAAGCGTGGCGTAATTTGGATTGTTGATGATCTGGAGAAATTCCATCTGGCGAGTGAGATCCTGCTCCTGCTTCGCAGCCTGGCGGACGCCGTCGACCACAATGGTCTCGTCGCCACGGAGCATACCGGTGCTGTCAGTAAGCATGATGAAGTCGTACAGCATTTGAAGCAGCGGTTCGAAGATGTCGTTGTCGATGTTGTCGGCAACGTTCTGGAGTGTCTTGTTCGCGTTGTTGATCAGCATCGACAAGCCCGACGCCGTGCGGCCGGCTCCGGAGTTCGCGCCGCCGCCGGTCAGGTACCGGGGTATAGTCGAAACGTCGTCGAGCATCACGCTGAACTTGTCGATGATCGCCATGAGTTCTTGCGCGTTCGAATTTGGCTGGAAAAAAGACACCGGAGTACGGTTTGGGTTCGCCGGATCGCCGGTGTACTTCCAGATTTTCCACGGGCTGAGCGATGCGTCCTGCGTCGGGCTGATCAACTCCTCGTCGATCACAGCTTGCGGACCAGACGAGATGCTGATGTTGTTGACGAGCGCACGCAAGGTCGCGTTGATCACATCCGTTAGGTCGTTCGCGAGCGCTGGAATGCCGTTGCCATACAGCGTGCCAGGCATCTTGTCGAAGCTCGTCACGTAGTACGGCACACGGAGGCGCGGCGACGGGTTCATCATCACCTTGAAGATACGCTTGTCCACCATCCAGGCCGTAATGAAATACGGCTTGTAGGGATCGTTCACGCCCGGCACGTTGTACTCCATGAGGTACCGTCCGAGAACGTGGCCGTGGAACTCGATGGCGTTAATGAAGTTGTCATCAAGCACGTTGTTACGGCCTTCCATCTGCGCGCGTTCATAGTCGAAGATCTGGATCCACTCTTTGAACCCGCGACCCTCGTATGCCTGGATGATCGCGCGGATGTCTTCCTCGCGGTAGCCGGGCAAGCCGATCAGGTTGTACAGGTCCATGACGGACATGCGCTGCCGCTCGAACACTTCGGTGTTCTCGATCTGCGTCGCGCCGGGCGAGAACCAAACGTCCCACGGAGATACGCGGTACCAGAAGAATCGGGCCTCCTCGTGCGCGTGCATTTTCTTTTTCTTGTCCCACTTGAGCGCCGTCGTGCGGCGGGTCACGGGGCCTTTGATCACCGCGTATTTGTAGACCGGCAGGTCGCACAGGAAGTCCGACAGCGCGTGGTAAAACTCCCCTTTTTCAAGGATCTCGTCGACCTTTCGCTGCGCGTCTTTGACTTCTTCTTCAGCTTTTTGGCGCTCCGCGAGTTTGACCGCTTCGTAGAGATTCTCCAGGCGCTCGCGAATTTGTTCCTGAGGAACACGCTGGCCCTGCTCGTTCGCCGACAGCACTTCCTGATGCACCAGCGTGGCTATGTGCGTGTCGATCCCGTCGGGAATCTCCGGATCCGCGCTGGGCGTGAGCGTCCATGGGCGGTCCGAGTTCATGTAGACGTTGCGCAGAAGGGCCGTGGCACCACGGCATTTCATGGACATGAGCCGCGAATACACCGCGCTGCCCCCGAAGCTCTCGATCTCTTGAAGCTTCCCGGGGTCATACTGGCCGTTGTAGCTCCGCATGTCCCGAATCAACTCGTCGTCCACTGAGATGACTCGGCGGTGCCGGACGGCCTTCTCGAAGCGCTGGCGGATATAGTTCGCCAGGTCGGTGGCGATCTCCGGAGAGACCTTGGACAAGTCGATGGAACGCTTCTCGGCGGCGTCGAGTTCGTCGTTGCCGATGACCCGGAGCAGGCCACGCCCCTGGTGCTTCATTGGCTCCAGGGTTTTGTCAGGTTTCTTGGAGTTCTTGGCGCCGGCACCATCGTACACGCCGGGGATGGGCGACGCGGCGCGGGCGGAGGTACCCAGATTGGCATTGGCGTAGGGCTGCGGGGGATCCCCGCCCACCCCAACCCCGGGTGTACTCATGCCAGCAGGTATCGCGCCCATGGGGTTTCCTCAATAAGTTCATGGCAGCATACGCTACCGGCCATTATGTCATCAAGGCATTAAGTCCAGCCGGCGCTGGATCTCGGCCGCCGGGGCGTATGATCGTGCCGGACCTTCACAAGTCTTGCCATGACCGTGCCGCTATGCCCCAGCACCGCGTACTGCACGGCGTCGGCTATATCCGACCACGGATGGCCCTTGTCAGGAACCGGCTGCAAGATCCCGCTGCCTTTGTGTCGGGCGTAGCGGTACCGGGATCTCAGCGCCGTGATCAGCGTATGGCAATGCGGGCTGATCAGGAGCGCCGCGCCGCCGTCGCGTTGTTGCAATAACCACTTCTCGACGGCCCGTAGGCGCGGCTCAATGCTGTTGGTCTGCGCGGGCTGCGCCGAGAGCCCCAATCGTTTCAGCGCGGCGAAGACGCTCTCCTCGCCGATCTGTGAGCGGGCTACGCCGCTCGGGTCTCCGCACACCCCAGCGGGCAGGCGGGCATACTTTGGGCCCGCCAGGAGCGGCCGGAGCTTTGAGACCACGAACTGCTCGACGCCCATGCCGGCTTCCACGATCTCGTCCAGCACGCACAGCCGCCCGCGCGGGTCCATCTGGGTGATCACGGCGGCGGGGTTGCGCCCGAAATCCATGCCGATGATCAACATGGTCCCGGGGATCGGGGTCAACTCGTTCTTGGCAATATGGAAGTCCGACCGGAAGCTCGCCCGAAACACGGCTTCTCCTGACAGACTTGGGGTGATGCGGTTGTCGATATATTGTTCAACCCACTCAGGCGAGTTCGACTCGATCAGGTCTTCGTAGTACCCCGGGACCAGATTCTCCTTGTTCTCGGCGATTGCTTCGCGGGCTCCGGGTTGGACCCAGTACCCCCACGTCGCGGGCAGGGGTTTACCCATCAAATCTTTTTCTTCCAATATTGCGTTCCACGGTGAATCCTCGCTGAACGAGTTTGTCTCGCCAATAACGCCATACCATGTTGGCCCACCGTTCATCATGGACGGGTAGCGTCCACAACGCGACAAGACATCGAGCAAGATCTGCGGCGGCAATTCCCGCAACTCGGAGAGCCAGCCAGCGGTTAAGTCCAACGAGAGCAAGCGCTGGACGTTTTCCGGTGTATCGAGCGGGAGCATTATCCATTCAGACTCCACGTCGCCGAACTTGATGTCGAACGTATGGTCCTGCGCTCTGTACACGGCGACGCCGCGCAGCAGTTCATTTATAGTCTTCATGGAGGTCGTCTTCAACTGCGGCATCGTGTTGCGAACAATCACGAAGCGCGTGCGGCGAATGCCGTCTTTCGGATCGGGAGCCTGCTCCAGCGCACGCCGGAGCAGTTCCATCACCATCGCACTCGACTTACCCGACCCCACCGGCCCCCGCACAATTCGGATGCGCTGATTCGAGCGCATGAACTCTGCAAGGGTCGGTGGTGCCGTGTAATTCAGATCACTCATGTCATCCTGAAGTGCTTACGAAGGAGCAGTTCCGTCGACCGGCGCACTCGCAGCGACCGGAGTTCCGGCGTCACTCGTTTCCGCAGGGACGGCGGGAGCTTCCGAAGGTGCGGCGTCAGTTGCCGGCGCAGATTCGCTGTCTCCACCGGCGACAGAAAGAGGGCTTTCGTTTGCCTCCCCCGCCAGGATTTTGTTGGTCTCGTCGACGATCTCGTCGTGCGACAGCACTACCTGCATCGCCGCGATCAACGCATTGATCTCCGTGGCGGTGCCTTCCAACTGCTCGATCTGGAGCTTCGCGCCGATGGCGTGACCGATCAACTGGACGTTGCTGCCGTAGTGCGCGATCAGCAAGTTGATCGCTTCTTCGACGATGGCCGGCGGACTGCCATAGGCTTTCGTGGAGGCCACGATCTGCTGGGCAACGGCGTCCCGGTTGTTCTGGATGTTCGTCAGGATCTTGTTGAGAGTATCGAGTGTGGTCATGAGACTTCCTATGATTGATTGATTTCCGCTTCGAGGTCAGCACGCTTTTCTGCGCGGCGGATGTCGCGCAATGCGTCAAGGCGAGACAGGGTATCAGCAAGCACGCGTTCGCGCGCCTCGGATTCTGCGAGCAATTCTTTGATCCGGTCGTGTTGCTTCTTGGCAATTTGGCGCAACGACTCCAGGCGCGTCCCGAACTCGCCCCATGATTCTTCGGACATCATGATTATCCGATGATCAAAAGGCGTGTCCATGACATACACCTTGCCCTTGATGGCAGGGCCGTTGGGCCACTCGGGCTGGATCTCAACCGGTGGTGAGGCTGGCTTGTTGTCCACTTGGCATCTCCGCTGTTACTTTGATGGGCGGGGCACCCCCGCCGATGTTGATGGTGATGTTGTGCTTCTCGGTCGCCGCTGCTTCCTTGGGCACGTTTGAGACAGTGCTGATCTTGGTGAGTTGTTCAATGGCCGCGAGCTTCGCGGTGATCCCGATGCCGTCCTGGCTGATGATCTTGAACAGCGTCGGCAATGAATCCTCCAGCAAGAAACTCGCCTTGAGTTGGATCCGCTGCTTGATGTTCAAGTCCGACTTCCACATCCGTTCGGTTTCACGGTATGCGCCGGCCCAGAGCGTGTTCTTGGCCTTGGCTTGTAAGTCCGCAAGCGTGAGCCCGTACGAATCCAACACGGCCTGACGCGGCCGGATGTTCGACACCAAGTCAAATATCAGCCGGGCATCGTGCGATGAAATGCCGTCCTGGGCGTCCGTCGTCACGGGCTGCGCGGGCGGGGCGAACGTGAACGGCATCACTTCTTCGGTCGTGTCCATAAGGATCTCAGTGGTGGAAGAACAGGCGTATCAGCACGGCGACTACCGCAACTGCTACGCCTATCCAGACCTTGTCGACCGTACTCATACCACCTTGAGACCCGACGGAGGGTTTGGCTGCGGCGCCAGAACCGTGAACGAAACTTCGGCCGACCAGGCCGAGTTCACTGGGCCGTTGGTCTGCACTGCTGCGAAGTACGTGCCGGGAAGCAGGATCTGCGACAGCGCGGTGATCAACTCGGAAGTCGCCGCCGCGTTCGCGACCGCGCCCGTGATCGGGTAGGTGCCCACCGCGCCACCGGCGGCGCGGACGCCCACCGTGTAGCCCGTGATCTCGCCGGCAGTGATCGCACTGCCGTCAGCGTTGGTCGTCGGGTCGGTCCATTGAAAAGTCGTCGGATTGCCCATTATCTCTCTCCGTTGTTGGATGGTCCATCGTCGTGTTTACGATGCGTTTCGTCAAGGTCGTCGTCTTTGCCCCTGTGGATCCAATTCACGACGGCGTCACCGGCCCTGAATGCCGAGAACACGCCGCCGACCAGCGTCACGTACTCACCGCCGCTCACGTGCCCAGACAGACACAGATAGAACGCGCAGATGCAGATCAGCAGCGCTAAATGATAATTTCGCCCCAGGAACTTCGCGAATAACGTGTTCACTTCCCATCTTCGTCCATCGCTGCCTTCAGCAATTCCAGGGCTGTTTTTTCCCAAAATTCCACTGGCGCTCCGTACGGTATTTCGCGCACGACACCATAGACATTCGTCAGAGTGAAGCATTGCTCACCAAGGCCCAAATGGCACAGGTTTTTGGCCGCAATCTCCACGATAACAGGATCGGTCGGAATGCCCACCGGATCTTTCGCCGCGCGCACCACGCGCTTGCAGTCGTCCTTGCGGAATCCGTTGAGTCCGCCGTCCAAATCAAAACTCGCGTGGTTCCGTCCCAGATCAAATCTCATAGCTTTTCACGTCGGAGCGCGATCATGTACAGCGCACCAAATGCTTTCACATAGAACCCGGACTCTTTTAGGCCGCGCTGCTCGCGCGCCAGGTGTACCTCGCACTTGCCGAACGGCCTCACGGTGAGTTCCTGGTAGTAGTCCGGGAACTTGAAGCGCTTGACGTTCAAGAATTTCGGCAGCGGGTGACAATCGCATTCTTTGTACACGGTAATCATTTGCGGATCTCCTTGATCAATGTCCCGTCGGCCACGGCCTTCTCGCCCTCGCGGATCACGTACTCGCGGCACGCGACCCGGATCAACTCCGAGTAGGTGGTGTTCTTCATGGCCGCAAGCTTCTTCAAGGCTTCTAGGATGTTCTCGTCGAAGTAGAAGTTGATCCGCTCGCGATTGCCCACCTTAGTCCTACTCATACAGACATTATCCCCAACTACGCTTTTTCGGCAAGGTATTTCAACGCGGCGTGCCACTCGTCGAAAGTCTGGTGCTTCGCCAAGTGCACCCGGTTGCCCTTCTTGTCCGTGACCACCCAGAAGTTGATCGCCCACATGGCGCTGCATCCGGACATGATCAGGAGCGCCGTGATGCTTTCGTCAAGCATGGGCTGTTCATAGGGGCCGACCGACGCGGGCGTGGCGGGCAGGACCGTGGGAGCATCCCAGTTGACGCCTGGTGTGACCAGGGCTTGGTCGCCGGCCATTGCCTTGGTGAGCTTGCTGGTGGCGTAACCTTTACCAATTTTCTGAGCCATGAATTACTCCTTCAAAATTAAACTTTTGGGCCGGGAACACGCCCCAGTCCATGAAATACCCGAGATACTCTTTCAGGGACGTATTTCCTCGAATACTGTAAGCGCAGTAAATCGCTTGCCCTTTCCACTTGAATTGGATCACCCACACCTGTCGCACCAAGCTATACATGCAGGCCGCGCCCAACAAAATCAGTATGGCCCGGTCTTCGTCTGTCAGGCTCTCGTATGCCGTCAAAGTTATATTCTCCGTGGCTCCTGGTACCGCAACTGTAGGACGTTTTGTTATTGCCCACTTGACAGGCGTGTAGTCGATCTCTGGATTTAAACCGCACAGTCGGCTCATAGCAGATACTCGGTACTGGTGATCGAACTCAAGAACCTTTGCCAGTCTTCCGTGCTGCCGCCCGCGAACTCCTGAAAGTTCCACTTCAAACGCGCCGGCCGATTATTATCCTGGTAGATCTGCCAGCGCCGCGTGCGCCGGTCCCAGAGCGCCACGAACCCCAGCAGGTCCAGAAGTTCTGGGATCCCCTCTGGAAAGTCGTGTTTGAGAAAATTGTACAGCCGTAGGCTTGGCATCCGCAGATCATAACGTATGTATAACAGATCGTACATGCAGAAAAAACCCCGCTGGTTTAGGGCGGGGTCTGAGGGAGACTGACAGCGAAAGCCGGATCAGAACCCTTGGACTGCGTAGAGCAACACGTCGGCAGCGGTGATGGCACCGGAGGCCGTG